CGCTCGCGCTCGCCAGGATCGTCCTGCCGCTTATGATCAGCCGCCTCGGCTTGTTTGGGCTTTCCATCGCTTTTCTGATCAATCCGATCGGCGTGCTTGTCGCCGGACTGGCGCGGCTGCTGGTTGTAATCGCCAGCGCGACGGGCATCATGGGCTCGTTCGGGGTAATACTTGGCACGGCCGGGGCAACGCTTGGCGCCTATGCTGGCATAATCGGGCTTGTCGCGACCGCGCTCCTGCTTCTCGTGCTTTACTCCAGCCGGGCAAAAGCCGCCACGGGCGAATATCAGAAGGCGACCGAAGACCTCACCAAGGCGCAGGCCAAAAATGAGGAAATTGCCCTCGCGCTCGCCTCGGCCACCGGGGAGGTGCGCAAACAAGCTCTTCTCAATGCGAAGGCCGCCCGCGTCGAGGCGGTCGCCCATCTGAAGGCGGCTCAGGCTGCGCTTCAGCGGGCCATGGCGGAACGTGAACTTGTCCGCGCAACGTCCGCGCAACGCGTCGCTGATGCCAGGTTCCGGATACAGGCCGGCGGGCCAGACGCCATCTTGAGCCAGATCGGGGCCAATAAAAGGGCGTCGGAACAGGCCGATGTCAACGCCCGCGCCGCCATAGAGGTGCTCAAGGGGCGGACGGCCGAGGTCGTGAAACTTCAGGCTGTGATCGCCGCCGGATCGGCCGATCCGGCCGGCACGATCGACCTGGATTTCGACAAGCCGTCCAAGGAGAAAAAAGAACGCTCGAAAAAAGAGAAAAAAGACCGTTCGGCGCAGGACGCGGCGAAATTCCAGGACGACATCGCGCGCCTGCGCGTGGAACTCATGGAGGCGACCAACGAACTCACCGGCAACGAGGCCGCGCGCGCCGACCTTGAGCGGGCGCGGATCGAGGCGGATCGCGCCTCCTTCATGCGCCAGACCATGCTGGAAGAGGGGATTTCCGCCGCCCAGAAACAGGAGTTGATCGCCGCCCATGACAAGGTGGCCAATCAGCGCCTCGCGGTGGTCGGCCTGGTCGAAGAGCGGCGCGTTGCGCAGGAGAAATTCGACCTCGCCGAGGCCGGTAATGAGAATGAGCGCGACATGCTTCAGGGGCAGCTGGCCCTGGCGCAGACCGCTGACGAGCGCCGCCAGCTGGAAATGCGCCTGCTTGATCTTCAACATGAACAAGAGCGCGCGCAGCTCGACCTGATTAAGGCGACCAACGCCTCCACCACGGCGGAATATCAAAACGCCGAGGCCCGGCTGGCCGTTCTCGATAGCATCCGGAAATCCGACCGGGAGAATGTGCGCCGGTCCACCGCTGGCCCTGGCGAACAGTTCCGCGACAGCCTGCTTGATACCGCCGCCAAGGTGAAAGAGGCCTATCAGCAGATTGAGGTCGACGGCATCCGCTCGCTTGAGGATGGCATTCTCGATGCGATCACGGGCGTTGAATCCCTAGGCGACGCCTTCAAGAATGTGGCCGCCGGGATCGTCCGCGATCTGCTGCGCATCGCGATCCAGCAGAACATCACCGCGCCGCTCGCCAATATGCTTTTTGGGGGCAAGGGGGGCGGCGGCAGCAACGGGATCATCGTGCCCGGCAGCACCAGTGGCGGCGGCCTGCTCGGCACATTGCTCGGCGTGGCCGGCACGGTGCTCGGCGGCACCAACTTCGGCGGCGGCTCCCCCGCCGAACTTGGCGGCAGCGCCCTCACCTCTTCAATGCCCGGCTTCGGCTCGGTCATGAACGGCGATTGGGCTGGGTCTCTGACCAAGATTCCCGGCTTCGCCAAGGGTGGCACGATTCGCGGCTTCAGCGGCATCGACAAGAACCTGCTGAGCATCAACGGCATTCCCACCGCGCGCGTCGGGCGCGGCGAACAGCTGCGCATTTCGCCGGAGAACGACAACCGACCCAGCGGCCAGACGATCCATGTCGGCGGCGTCCATATTGTCGGGACCGGCGATGATCGGCGCGACCGGCGCAGCGGCATGCAGGCAGCGGCGGGACTTCGCCATGAGATCGCCCGCAGCGTGAAGGGGGGGTTCTGAGATGGCCTTCATCACTACCCGCCTGCCCATGGAGGTCGAGATCGGCGCGACCCGCCGCGATGTCGAGGATATTGGCGTCGTGACGACCGATGGCGGTTGGGAGGTGCGCAACGCGCGCGCCGCCCAATCCCTGATGGAATATGACATCAGTTTCCCGATGTCGCTGCGCACGGGCAGCATTTATCTACAGGTACTTGCGATGTATAAGGCCGCGCGCGGCCAGCTGCATGGCTTCCTGTTTCGCGACTGGGCGAACTACCAGCTCACCGCCGCCAATATCGGCACGGGCAACGGCGTGACGACCGCGTTCCAGATTGTCCAGAAATGGACCGCTGGCAGCGAGACGCACAGCCGCAAGATCACCCGGCCGGTGAGCGCGATCGGTGTCTACAAGGCGGGCGTCCTGCAAGTCTCGGGCTACTCGGTCAGCTATTCGACCGGCATCGTCACCTTCACGTCAGCCCCGCTTGCTGCGGTGGCCATTACCGTGACCGGGGAGTTCGACGTGCCGGTGCGGTTCGACACGCCGCTGGAGACGCTCGGCTATTCGAGCGAGCTTGAGCATATCGAGACGATGACATTGCGGGAGGTGCGCGAATGAGCCGCACCCTTGGCGGCCCGCTCGCCGCGCATCTGGCAACGACGACCCACACCCGCGCCATGATGCTCCGGCTCGACCTGAAAGACGGCACGTCGATGGGCTTCACCGATCATGACCAGGCGCTGAGCTTCGACCTGGGCGATGGCGCGATCGACTATCGCCCGCAGACCGGCATCCTGCCCAGCGACATCGCCCTGACCGCCGGCTTTTCCGCCGACAATCTCGACATCAGCGGCCCGATCGGCGCGGACGTGACGCTGGCGCAGGTGCGCGGCGGCCAAATCGACGATGCGGTGGCGCGGCTGTTCTTCGTCAACTGGGCCAGCCTGGGCTCCGGCGCCGGCAAGCTGCTCAAGGGCCGGGTGACGCTCGCCGCTGTCGAGGGCGACCTGTTCCGCTTCACCGTGCAGGGCGACACCAGCCGCTTCGGCCAGCGCATCGGCCGCACCCTCACACCCTATTGCGATGCCGATTTCGGCGATGCCCGCTGCGCCAAGGCTGTAGCGGTTGTCACCGCGACGGTAACGGCGGTGACGGGCGCCGACCTGTTCACGGTCCTGCCGGCCTCGGCCTTCGCGGATGACTTCTACAATTTCGGCACAGTGACATTCACCAGCGGCGCGCTGTCCGGCATCCGACCGATCGAGATATTCGACAGCGCGGCCTCGGGCGTGCTCCGGCTCTGGACCTTCGCGCCGGCACCGCCCGCAATCGGCGACACCCTCGACCTGCGGCCTGGCTGCAACAAGACCCGCACTGCCTGCATGGCCCATGCCAACATCGTCAATTTTCGCGGCTTTCCCGAAGTGCCGGGCACCGATCAGGTGCTCAAATATCCGGTGCCGGCGGCATGAGCGCGATCGTCGCCGAGGCCCGCCAATGGATCGATACCCGCGTCGTCGGGCTGGGCGCGCAAAAGGGCGTCGGTTGCGACTGCAAGGGGCTGGTGGCTGGCGTGGCGCGGAACTGTGGGCGCCGCGAGGGCGACAGCCTCGCCGCCCATGCCGGCAATTATGACATTCGCAAGATCGATCCGCGCCGGCTGCGCGCCGGGATGGTCGCCCTGTTCGATCAGACGCGCGCGGCTAGCCCCGGCGATATCCTGCTGCTGAGCATTGCGAACCGCGCGCAGCACCTCGCCATCATCAGCGAGACTGTGGCGGGCGTGCCGGTGGCGATGATCCACGCCATCGCGCATCGGCCATTCCGCGTCAGGGAGGTGCCGGTTGACGATTTCTGGCGCTGCCGCATCGATAGCATCTGGACGTGGAGGCCCGCGCCATGACGATCGACCCCGTCAGCCTGGGCATCACCCTTGCGCTCACCGCCGCCCAGATGGCGCTGCAGGCGTCGACCAAGATCGAAGGCCCGCGCCTCGACGACCTGAGCGTCAGCGTCGCGGATTATGGCGCCGCGATTTTCAACTTTCACGGCATCCGCAAGACCGATGGCCCGTCGATCTTCTTTGCCGAGCCGCTGCACGAGGTTCATCGCGAGGCCAAGACCAAGGGCGGCAAGTACAACGAATACACCTATTTCGGCACCTGGGCGGTGTTGCTGGCCGGGCATGAGATCGAGGCCGTTACCCGCATCTGGTTCGACCGTCATCTCGTCTACCAAGCGACCGATGCCGGGCCGCCGACCATCTTCCCGATCGCCTACACCAACATCGCCAACAAGGGTAAGGGCACCTCCACGACGACGGCCAATCTGGCCGATCATATGCGGATCTATCTCGGCACCGAGACCCAGACCGCAGACCCGCGCATGTTGGCGACGATCGAGGCGGCGCATGGCGTCGGCAGCTGCCCGGCCTATCGCGGCCGCGCTTATGTCATGTTCGAGGAAGTCCCGCTCGAAAAGTTCGGCAACCGCATTCCGCAGGTGACGGTCGAGATGGTCCGGGGCGCGCTGCCCAGCTATCCCTATGAGACGTTCGATATTGATGTAAACAACAGCCGCCTCTGGAATACCGTGATCTCGCCGGACGGCACCAAACTGATATGGGCGGCTGGCGACAGTTTCGAGATATGGGATTTGCCGAGCCGCACCCGCCTCAACTACGGCATGCTGCCAACGGGCACCGACACTGATCTATGGTCATGTGAGAGCATCGGCATCCTGAGCGACGGGTCCATCCTTCTGATCGGCGACACTGCGACAAAAATGTACCGCTACAGCCCGGATTGCAGCAGTCTCATCTCGACGTTCGAATTCGATCCAACGATCACCAACAACAAAAACCAAGGGGCCGTCTATGTCGCGGTCGCCGGAAACGGGCAGGATTATTGGGGCACGTCGCCCTATTCGATAAATACCGAATTCTTTTTCAATGCCGCCGAAATGGAAATGGTCGACCTGACCGGCATAATCTGGAACCCGACATGCTTTTTCACCGATGGATATGGTGATGTCTGGGCGGCGGGTTGTCATCATACCGGCGGCGTTGGCATCACAACGGCCTATTTCTTGCGCATGGTCTCCGCCTCTGGCCGGAGCGCCAACGGCTTCCTGACCGTCACTGGCTTGGTGCCGTCGGGCAGTGGATTGATGCAAGTCCAAGCCGTCCACGTCATGGATGCGACCCATGATCAATTCGTATTCAATTGGGGGTATGATGCGCTTTATGCCGTCTCGGTCGATACCGGCGCGGTTCTCGCCTCGAACACAACAACCGGGCTCGACGTCTATAATTGCGCGAAACAGTTCGCCAATCTGCGCTATGGGGCCACCAGCGTGTGGCTCAACGCGACCGAGGTCAGCCTTCTCGATCTGACCGTAATTCGTACCGTCGATCTTCTTCTCTGGAAGGCTGAGGATTCGGACGGGATTCTTTATATCCCGGCGCTCGACGCGCTGGCGTGCTGGCCGCAGTTCAATACCGACCTGACGATCCGCTATCTCGACCGCATTGGCGCCGACACCGTGACCCTGCGCCAGATTGCCGAGGAT